ATTTAATCATGCTACTGCTACGCAGACACTGACAGCAGGTGTGGTTAGATATAGTTTACCTACTTCTACTAAGACAGTAGATTATAATACATTTAGAATAGTCAAAGATAGTGACTTAGGCAATAGTGGGTATAAATTAGGATTGCTTGATTACAATGACTATATAAATAGAGTTGTAAATCAAGAAGATGAAATAGAAAGTACAACTACTAGTACAACACATACAGATAGTGTAACAACTATAACTGTAGCAAGTACTACAGGATTTGATAGTGCAGGTACTATAGTTATAGGTAATGAAACAATTACTTATACAGGAGTAACTAGTACTACATTTACAGGTTGTACAAGAGGTGCAGCAAGCACAACGGCTGCTTCAATAGCTAGTGGTGTCACAGTAACACAGTTTGATAGAGGTGGTGTTCCTGAATATGTAGTAAGAACACCTGACAATAATTATTTATTATATCCATACCCCAATAAATCATACGCAATAAAGTTTGACTACTACACATTTCCTGATGACTTATCTGCACATGGAGACACAACAACCATACCTGATAGATTTGCACCTGTGATTATAGATGGTGCTACAGCATTTGTGTATCAGTATAGAGGTGAGACACAACAGTATCAACTTAATATGCAAAGGTTTGAACAAGGCATTAAGAATATGCAGACATTACTTGTCAATAAGTTTTCTTATCTACGTTCAACATTTATACCTAGAACAGGAGTTTATAACTCAGGTAGTGTAGATATTAGGGCATTATAATGGCAGACCAATCTCAAACAGTGCCTTCAGCATTTAACTGTGAAGGTGGCTTAGTCTTAAACAAGTCTACCTTTATGATGCAACCGGGTGAAGCATTAGAGTTAGAAAACTTTGAGCCTGACATTGAAGGTGGTTATAGACGTATAAATGGATTCTCTAAGTATGTTTCAGTAGTTGTACCCTACACTTCATCTGCTTCAGAAAAAGTACTTATGGTGGCTACGTTTGGTGATGTTGTTTTAGCTGCTAGGGGTACAAGCATTTATAGTGCAACTCCGGGTGGTTCATCATGGACTAGCAGAGATAGTGGTAGAACAGGTGCATTAAAGTATAGCTTTGAACGGTTTAACTTTGATGGTACAGATAAGATAATAGTCGTAGATGGTACAAATGCACCTACAGTATTTAACTCTAGTTTAGCTGCAACAGATGTAAGTGACAGTTCTGTAGCAGGTTCTAAGTTTGTAGTATCTCATAAAAATCATATGTTCTATGCAGGTAAATCAACTACTAAACAAGAAGTGGTGTTTAGTGAACCTTTTAATGAAGATGGTTTTAGTAGTGGACAAGGTGCAGGTAGCTTTATAGTAGATGATGAGATAACAGGCATTAAGGTTTTCCGTGATGACTTGTTTATATTTTGTGAAACTAGAATATTTAAACTAACAGGAAGTTCAAGTGCTAATTTTGCAGTAACAGATGTAACAAGAGACATTGGTTGTATAAATGGTGATACAATACAAGAATTTGCAGGTGACCTTATATTCTTAGGTCCTGATGGTTTAAGAACCATTGCAGGTACAGCAAGAATTGGTGACGTGGAATTAGGTACTATAAGTTCTAATGTTCAGTCTATATTTAATGAGAACATATCTAGTGCATCTGAATTTGATAGCATAGTTATACCAGATAAAACACAATATAGAATATTCTTTACTAAAAGTTCTGTAGCTGAAAATCAGACTAAAGGAATTATATGTGTGCTCAAAGGACAAAAGTTTGAGTTCTCTGAGGTAAGAGGAATAAGACCTGCTTCTACTGACCATTTTGTTTTAGAAGGAGATGTAATAGTTTTACATGGTGCATACTCAGGTGGTTATATATACAGGCAAGAATCCGGTAATACTTTTGATGGAACAGAAATATTTGGTAAATATAGAAGTCCTGATTTAACTTTTAATGACCCGGGAATAAGAAAGCATATGCAAAGGGTTGTTGTAAATTATAAACCTGAAGCAGCAATAGATGCTGATTTATTTGTTAGGTATGACTATGAAGCAGCTTCATCAGCAAGACCTGCGGCATATCCATTAGATTCAGAAGATGTTGTTGCTATATATGGTACATCAGTCTATGGAACACCTACATATGGTGGTGCATCACAACCACTAGTTAGACAAGCAGTAGAAGGTTCAGGTTTTGCTGTAGCATTAAGAGTAAATGATGGTGGTTCAACTGCACCATATTCACTTAAAGGTTTTCAGTTAGAATATCAATTAGGAGCTAGACGTTAATGGGTGATACATATACAAGACAGTCCTCGTACACAGATGGAGACGTAATAACTGCAGCTCATACCAATGATGAGTTCAATCAGATATTAGCTGCTTTCGCTGCAAGTACAGGACATACACACGATGGTACTACAGGAGAAGGTGGTCCTGTTAGTGCATTGTTATCTAATACGATTACAATCGGTGCTAATAATGACAACGATATTGTATTAACATTTGATGCTAATAGCAGTAATGGTGTATTATCATGGAAAGAAGATGAGGACTATTTTGAATTTAGTGATGACATACTTATTGCTTCTACAGAGAAGTTACAATTCAGAGACACAGCTATATACATCCATTCAAGTGCCGATGGACAACTTGACATTGTCGCAGACACAGAAGTACAAATAGCTGCCACAACTATTGACATAAATGGTAATGCTGACGTATCAGGAACACTTACCTATGGCAGTTTATCTGACGGTACAATAACAGTTACAGCTTTTGCTGATGAAGATGACATGTCTTCTAATAGTAATACTCTAGTGCCTACACAGCAGTCTGTAAAGGCATACGTAGATGCTACAGTAACTGCACAAGACTTAGACTTCCAAGCAGACAGTGGTGGTGCATTAAATATAGACTTAGATAGTGAGACACTTACACTCACAGGTGGTACAGGAATTGACACAAGTGGTAGTGGTAATGCTGTTACCTTTGCAATAGATTCTACTGTAGCTACACTATGCTGTTACCTTTGCAATAGATTCTACTGTAGCTACACTAGCAGGTTCGCAGTCACTTACCAACAAAACAATAGATGTAGACAACAACACTGTATCTAACATTGAAGTTGACAATCTTAAATCAGGAGTGTTGGATACAGACTTATCTTCCGTATCAGGTAGTGATGATACTCTAGCTTCTGCAAAATCTATTAAAACATATGTAGATGCACAAGTAACTGCACAAGACTTAGACGTTACAACAGATAGTGGTACAATAGCTATTGACTTAGACGGTGAGACTTTAACTGTCTCAGGTGGAGAAGGCATAGATACTTCTGCTACAGGTAATGCTATCACTATAGCAGGTGAAGATGCTACTGATTCTAATAAAGGTATAGCTTCATTTCATTCAGATAATTTTGCTGTATCTAGTGGGGCAGTAACTATTAAAGATGGTGGAGTTGTAACTGCTGAGTTAGCAGCCGATGCTGTAACTAGTGCTAAGATAGCTGATGATGCAGTTGGAGCAGATCAATTAGCAGCGAATGCTGTAGTGACTGATTCTATTGTGGATGACAATGTAACCCAAGCTAAAATTGCAGATGATGCAGTTGGAGCAGATCAATTAGCAGCGAATGCAGTTGTCGATGCGAGTATAGCATCTGGAGCCGCAATAGCCGACACTAAACTAGCAACAATCTCAACAGCTAACAAAATATCACTGACTGCATTGGACATAGATGGTGGTACAGATATAGGTGAAGCAGTTGCCGATGCAGACTTGTTTATTGTTGATAATGGTGCAGGTGGTACAAATAGAAAAGTAACAGCTTCTGCACTTAAAACATATGCAAGTGGAGCTTCAGCAAGTAAAGGCTTTGCAACAGCTATGGCAATAGCATTATAAAAGGAAAAAGAAATGGCACAAGATTTTAGAAATCAATTTCAAGATGACTTACCTACAAGTCACCATGATACAAATAGTTTGTTATGGACTGGTGGTGATTTTGATGCACTTATTAGTATAAGATTAGCAAATGTATCTACTGCACAAGCTACAGTAGATGTCTATATAAGAAATTCATCTGTAGATTATTACCTAATTAAAAATGCACCAATCCCAGTCGGAGGTAGTTTAGAATTGATTGACTCAGGCTCAAAGATTGTTGTTAAAAATGGTGATGTTTTATATGGCATAGCAAGTGCAGCAAGTGCCATTGATGCAGTTGTCTCAGCAGTTGATACTATTAGTGAATAGGAGATAGAGTATGGCATATATAGGAAATGACGTACCTGCTAATTTTCAATCTCTACCATCTGTTGTAAGATTCAATGGTACAGGTTCAGAAAACGAATTTGCTTTAGGAAGAACAATATCAAACGTACAATCTATAATTGTATCAGTAGATGGT